ACTATTTAATGCTTGCTGTTCAACAGACTCGCCATCAAACAACTTCTTAAACAGTGGTGGTTTTTCTGACTCTCTTTCCGCCTCTTTAATATCAGAAACCAAGCCATACCAATGACCCAGCTTTTGAGCAACATGCTCAATCTCCGCACCTTTGTTTACTAGCGTCTGTATACCTTTGAAGGTTGTAGACGCCATAGCTATTAAAGATAAAGGGTCCATTCATCGGCTTACGAGTTTGCATCAATAGCTGCTTGCAAAACAGCAATGTCCTGTGCATCAGTCCAGTAGGTCTTAGCAACCATAATCTCTAGATGCTCGACGTTGCGCGATACGCAGTCAGTCCACTCGTCATCTGTCCACCCTTCTGGCTTACCGGCGTTTAACAGGTTTACAGAATCCATAGCCGCGTCGTACTGCTTCTGGATTTCTTCTGCGGTCAAAGTTTCGTCAGTCATTTTTAGTCTCCACTTAATTCAGCAACTTGTGCTTTTAATGATTCAATTTCTGCAAGCGCCTCTTGCAGTGCTGATACCATAGAAGGCAACAGCGTTGTATAAGACGCTTCCAGCTTATCAGGATTGCTTTCGTAAACTAGATTAGGAACGTGCCAGTCTGTTTGCTCTTGTGCTGTCTTTAACTCTTGAGCAATAAAACCGTGGTCTGGAACGCCTACTTTGCCGCCGTCCCTCATATTCCAATCGAACGAAACAGGCCGCAACGCTTTAATAAATTCCACAGCATTATTCAGCGACTGTATGTTGTCTTTGTCGCGTCTGTCAGACAGGTTTGTTAGTGCCGCATAAGCGCGTAGTGTCGAAACACTTGAGTTTCCTAGCGTTACCTCGTTAGTTGCTGTTGCGCTAGAGGCGTCAGCATCGTAACCAATTACAGTTAAATTACTTCCAGACGTAATACTGTTCCCCGCCTGATAGCCAACAGTCGTATTATTAGAGCCGGTCCCGTAGTAACCAGCCGTATACCCGACATAAACATTTCTCTGGGCCGCGCCACCTGAGTATCCAGCATAGGTTCCCAAATAGGTATTGTCACCGCCTGTAGTAGTTGTGTACCCAGCCTGATAACCCACAGCTACATTAAAGTTTGGCGTGGTTTGACTGTTGAGAGCATACGAACCAAGAGCCGTGTTATAGCCTCCAGTTGTATTTGTACCCAGCGCCGTATAGCCAACAGCACAGTTTCTTGGCCCAGTGGTATTAGCGTCTAATGTTGCATAACCTACGGCTACTGAGTAGTTTGCTGTGGTACTGGACGCAAACGACGCTGAACCAACCGCTGTATTGTACGCGCCTGTGGTGTTATTACTTCCAGCCGAAAAGCCTAAAAATGTGTTAAAACTAGAAGTAGTGCTAGCCCCCCCAGCGCTACGCCCAACCGCTACGTTGTACCCGCCTGTCGTGTTGTTTTGTAGTGCTATTGAACCAACGGCAGTATTAGACTCTCCCGTAGTGTTTTCATACAAAGCAAAGTGACCAACGGCTACATGGTTAGTGCTTGTCGTGCTGTCATGAAGGGCGTGATCGCCAATCGCTGTATTGTAAAACCCGGACGTATTGCCATAGCCAGCTAAATAACCAACTGCCGTATTTGCTGATCCGGTCGTGTTTTGTAAAGAACCGTACCCAACACCAGTAAGCTGAACGGCAGTTTGATTTGACTGGCACGAACTATACCCAATCGCTGTGTTGCCGCTTCCTGTAGTATTGTTGTAGAGAGAGCCTTGACCGATTGCGACTGTTGAGCCTGCTGTCGTTGCGCTGTACATGGAAGCATAGCCAATCGCCACGTTATAACTTGCCGTGGAAAGTCTACCAGCGTAACTTCCTATATGAATATTTCCGTCAGCGGTTGTTAGCGTTTGTCCTGCGTTATAGCCTACAGCTACGTTATGGCTACCTGTCGTAGCATCTTCTAGCGCGTTTGCTCCCATAGCAACGCTGTATGAGCCTGTCGTACACACTCCCATAGCCAACGCGCCAACTGAGGTGTTAAGTACGCCAGAAGTAGACTCCGCTAAAGCCTGCCTGCCCACCGCCGTATTGGAATGGCTGGTAGAGTCCTCAAGTGTGCGATAGCCTAATGATGTGTTGTAGTAGCTTGTGGCATTAGCTTGTGAGTACCCACCTACTGCAACATTTAGCGAAGCGCTGTGTCCTGTGTTGGTAGTAAGTGCGTTATAACCTATAGCAGTAACATAGCTATCAGTGACCAGCTTTGTGCCAGCATTAGCTCCTACGGCAACGTTGCCAGCGCCTGTTGTAACGTCGTTTAACGCCTCATGCCCAATTCCTGTGTTGTATGAGCCTGTGGTAGCGTTTTGTACTGTCCCTCTACCCACAGCAATATTATAAGAACCAGTTGTAAGTTCATATAAAGATGCTTGCCCAAAGCCAGTATTGTTTGTACCTGTGGTGACTGTTCTAAGAGAATTGGAACCCACAGCTGTGTTGTTAGAACCCTCTGTCATAGACGTTAAAGCTTCGTGTCCAACAGCTGTGTTGTAATCTCCAGAAGTTACTGCATCAAAAGCAGTGTTGCCCAATGCTACGTTGTAGCTACCAGTAGGATAATTACCGTCTAGCTTGATAGTGCCGCCGTCAAATGAAACATTAGAGGATGCTGTCAGTGTGGTAAACGAGCCTGCGGCGGGGGTAGATCCTCCGATAGTTGTACCATCAATGTTTCCACCGTTTACATCGGCGGTAGGAATAGTAACCGTACCTGTAAAAGTTGGTGAAGCTACAGGAGATTTAGCATTTAACTGGGTTTGGATAGCAGAAGTAACGCCATCAACATAGTTAAGTTCCGCTGTCGTAGCCGTAACGCCGTCAAGGAGGTTAAGTTCTGTAGCTGTTGCAGTAACTGCTACATCTTCATTTATCTTTGGAGATGTAAGCGTTTTGTTTGTAAGCGTATCAGTTGTTGCTCGTCCAACCAGGGTATCGGTCGCAGGAGGAAGCGTAAGCGTTACATTGCCACTGTACGCGCTATGAGCAGATGACTGAAGCTGAGTGTAATGAGCGTTGCTAGACTCACAATAAAACTTAATATTCGATACTGAGCCAGAATTCTTAAGGACAATCTCGCCAGACTGTATGTCAACATTGCCATCAAGCCTTACGAGGCCAGAGCCATTGGGCGTAAGCGTAATGTTTCCATTGGATACGCTAACAATGTCTTGACCATTTACATCAAGACTTCCACCTAGCTGTGGGGTTGTATCTTCTACAACATTTGAAAGACCGCCAGCGGCAGTTACGCTTGAAGTAACGTATGCCTTTACTGACTGCTGACTAGGAATCGCTGTAGCTGAGTTACTAGCAAAGTCATCCTCATCAAGAAACGCTGTTACACCATCAAGTACATTTAGTTCTGCGGCAGTAGCAGTAACGCCATCCAGTATGTTTAGCTCTGCAGTGGTGCTAGTAACGCCGTCTAAAATATTAAGCTCAGCAGCTGTGCTGGTTACTCCATCCAGAATATTAAGCTCTGCAGCCGTCGAGGTTACGCCATCTAATATATTTAGCTCAGCAGCCGTAGCTGTAACGCCGTCAAGAATATTTAACTCTGCAGTGGTTGATGTAACACCATCCATGATGTTGAGTTCTGCCGCTGTAGCAGTAACTCCGTCAAGGATGTTTAGTTCAGCAGCTGTTGCGGTTACCCCATCAAGAATATTGAGTTCTGCCGTTGTGCTGGTTACGCCATCAAGGATGTTTAGCTCTGCGGCTGTTGATGTCACACCATCCAATATGTTCAATTCGGCAGCTGTCGCAGTAATAGCCGTGCCATTAATCGACAAGCTGGTTGGATTGGTGCCAATCTCAACTACTGAGCCGCTGCCATTTTCTGAATAAAGTCGGTTGTTTGTCAGGTCTAACGCTGGTTCGCCTTGGACTAAATCACTAGCAGAGGGCGCACCCGATCCGTTCTTGAGTTTAATTGTGGTTGCCATGAACTACTCCAAGAAAAACGCGAAGTAAAAGGAAAGGGGGCCGAAGCCCCCGTGTAGATTATGCAGATGGAACTGCGAGTACAAATCCAGCTTCAGGACGATACACCTGGACACCGTAAAGGGTATCTGCAGTGTACAGAGTAGAAAGATACTCTTGCTTGTACTGAGTCTGAGATCGAACAGCCATTTGCTCTGCCATCACGACAGCTTCAGTGTGGAACAGCAACGCGGCACGAGTGTCCACGCTTGATGCTGTATTGTCAGCCGCCGCTTCAATGGTTCTGCAGTTAGCGGAAACGTAAACGTCTACGCCATACAGGTTGCCAATCAAGCCACTGCTAACAGTGCCGCCACTTACAAAGTCAGATGACACATACCGATCAATACCCATAATCGCATTGCGCGTTGCGGGTGGAATGATCAGGTTACGGCCTTCCATGGGTACATTGTTGTCATCCATTTTCTGGATCATGTCACGGAAAAATGCATCCGTGAACTCGTCACCAGCTACTAGAGTGTCATCAGTGTACTGAGTGGTAGTGCCGTTATCGTTAAAGAAACAACCAGTGTGCTGGTAGTCAGTAGCAGCAGGGCTAAATACAACAGCACCACCATCACCAAAACCAGTACCAGCCGCATGAAGGTCATTGTCAACCTGAACAGCCAGAGAGTAACCAGCATCTTCAGTGTAGAACTGACGCAGAGAGGACAAAGCCTGTACCTCTACGATGTCCTCAATCAGACGCGAGTATTCAAAGTGACGATTAATCGTGACCTGAAGCTCTGATTCAGTGTTGGCAATGATTGTTACCGCAGTATCAGCCGCCTTAGCGTTGGCATCACCACGAGTGGGCTTGGGAATATGAATAACGTCACCCTTCTTGCCATTCATAGCGATACGCTTGACAAGGGGAGCCATCTTCAAGTTCTTTTGATAAGAAGCAATAATCTCATCTGACCAGATTTCTGGTACAAAAGTTGCCGCTTCTGTTAATGCGGTATTACCCGCCGCGCCAGGATAAGTTGCTGTAGCCATGAAAAATCTCCTTTAGGCTATCTAACTCGACCCTCCGCGTAGGCTTTCAGAATTTCATCTGACAAAGCGTTATAACGGTCTGGGTCAGTCTTCATAAGTTTAATAATGTCAGCACGACGATAAACTTTTTTATTTGACCTTTCCGCTGTACCTCGGGCATTACCTGTTGTTGCTGATTTAACCGCATTCTTACGACTTGCACGTTCTGCTTTCGCAGTTTGCTGAACTATATTGCTTCGTTCTTTCCAAAGCGAAAATAGCTCATTTGCAGAATCATAGTCATACGCTTGGTCTGCATTAACAAACAATTGCGTTCTAACTTTCGATCCCTTTATCCATTCAGCAAATTTAGGGTCTTGCAAGATTTGATCCATATCAGGATGGTCTGATCTCAATTGAGCAAGAGTGGCCTGTTGTTTGTACTGTTTAGTGTACGTTTCTGCCTCTTTGATCTTAGGATGATTGTCTATAGCCCGATTAACAGCACTTTGCGGGTCAACAAAAAAATCGACATCATTACTGTCGTTATCTTCCTGCTGTGTTTCAGGTGCTTGCTTGTTGTCGAGTTCTGTCTGTATATAGCTATCAACCAACTTCCGCAGTTCACCAACTTCCGTACTCTGCTTGCCTGAAAACTTTTCAAGCTCTTGGTTCATCTGTACAAGTTCTTGGACAGACTTACCACGATACTTTTCTGGAATGTCAGAATCTTGAGGCTGCTCCTGCTCAGGAACCTCAACAGACTCTTGCACTGTGTCCTGCGAAACGTCAGATTCTTCTATATCTGGACGCTCATCAATAATTGTCGCTCTTGACATCATTTAAACTCATTCCGCCTAATGGTTATGGAATTACTGGGGTTGACTCTCCTCGCGTCGAGCTTCCCGTCCTTTTCGACCAGCTTCCTCATGCTCTCGCACCCACTTCATGTGTCTACCAGGAAAGTCCCCAGTAGACCCATCCAGCACGAAATTTGATGCTGAAGCGATCTTTTTAGCATTAGCGCCACATCCGCACCTAATGGTTGTGGTTCCGCCTGCTACAAACTCTTCAAATATATGACCGTTTTCACAACGAAAGTCAAATATCTTGTGCATCTTCTTTTTGCAACTCTTCAAAATTAGTGTTTACAGTAGACTCAAGGTTCAACAAATACGCCAAAACATTTAGTTGCCCTTTGCGGATATACAAATCATCCGAGTCTTTTGTAGCTTCAACACTATTGATTGCCAAGGCATTTTGCCTAAGCTCTTCGGTTAACTGCTTCCACCCATCAGTGGTAAACAGGTCGAAATACTTGTTGTAATACTCTTCAACTTCTTTATCAATAGAGGCCATAGGGTTATCTCTCTCCTAATTTGATTTTTTCTTTGCGGGTTTCCGCCTCCTCCCTGAAGCTGTTACCGCATACTTAATTGCTTTTGGCCCTGTCTTTTTCCGCTTAGCCGCATCTTTTTCAGCCTTGCTCATCTTTGCAGCTACGGCCTTGGGCCTGCAAGCTGGGTATGGACGTTTAGAGCCTTTGGCTTTTTTACGTCCACAC